CATCTCACCGTCATTCTTCGTTGGGGCGCTCAGCAGTATCAGCGATCAGTTCGAACTGGTCCGAGAGATCTCGACGTCTACGTTCACATGCCGAAGGAGTATGGAACCGATTTCACGACGATCAATCTCTGCCTGGCGGAGATCACGTCTACTCTCGAGGAGATGGAGCAAGTGGTCGGTCCAGACAATGTCGTGGTGACAGAAGCCGTGAAGGTTGGCTCCAGCGGGAACATCTACGACCCCGGATTCGAGTCGATGAGTCGAAGTGTATCCTACCGGGTGCAGCTACGGGAAATGGTATGATGTACCCATACCATAGGAGGCAATAAGCATGGCGACCACTCAGCGATCGAAGACCGAGAAGGTGGAAGAGCAGGCGGAGGAGAAGCTCATCGAGCACGCCCCTCGCGACCTCAAGACTCCGTCCGGGAAGTACGTCAAGCACAACCCGATGGAACTCTTCTCGGCTCGAGTGATTCGTCGGGCTCACTGGGAGAGCATCGGCATCTACAATCAGGAAGGTGTCGAGTGGAATGAGTCGAACGGCTTCAAGCTGCCGGTCGAGCTCTTCTCCAACGAGGCGATGAATTACCTCCTGAAGCAGGACGACGGTTTCGAAATCGTCTGATGAAGGAGTTGCGCTGCGATGGTCATCTGCACGGGAAGCTCGACGGTTCGTTCCTAGAGATCAAGTGCAGATCGAGGATTTGTGGCGCTAGACCGGGTGTGGCCGTGTTCCACCTGTTTCACGCGGAGAGCGGAGTTCTCCTCAAGACATACAAGAAAGTAGAAGGGAACTCCCCGACATGACCTCTCCGATGCAGACCGCACTTCCGTACGGCATCCGTGACATCAAGCTCACCCCGTACATCGACGCACTCGGCACCAAGCTGGGAACGACTTCGGTCGACCTCCCGTACGCTCAGACCCTGAGCTTCTCGGAAGCCGAGGAGTTCGAGGAGCTGCGCGGTGACGACAAGCTCATCACGACTCACGGCCAGGGCGCTCAGGTCGACCTCTCTCTCGAGTCCGGCGGCATTTCGCTGGCGGCATGGAAGGTCCTCTCCGGAGGTAGCCTGGTCGAGGAGGGCGTCGCCCCGAATCGTCGGGTCCGCCTTCGCAAGCGCAGCTCGGACGTCCGTCCGTACTGGAAGGCCGAGGGCCAGTCGATCAGCGACTCGGGTGGCGATCTCCACGTCGTCATCTACCGTTGCCGACTGAACGGCGATCTCTCGGGCGACTTCGCAGACGGCCAGTTCTTCGTCACCAACGCCTCGGGCCTCGGTCTGCCGCTGGTCGACGACACGAACGATCTGCTGTACGACTTCGTCCAGAACGAGCAGAAGACCGCCATCTCGTTGACTCCGCAGGGCAACCCGCTGCCGACGCCTCAGAACGTCGTTCCGGGTGCCGCCACTGCTGCGACGATCGAGCTCAACTGGGACGACGTTTCGGACGCCGGTTCGTACAAGATCGAGCAGGCCGTCGGCCCGAACTTCGACACCTGGACCGCTTCGACCCCGGCTTCCTCGACGGAGTCGAACGTCGTGGTCACCGGGCTGACCGCGGACACCGCGTACAAGTTCCGCGTCCGCGCGGTCATCGACGGCAAGGACAGCGATCCCTCGCTGGACACCGGCGTCGTCAGCACGACTGCCTGACAATCACAATTCATTACGAGTCCTAGGAGGCCACAATGAGCAATCCCGCTTTCGTTCCCGCAGGATGGGGAGCCGTCAAACCGAAGTTCGATCTCGATCTCCCCTCGGGAGCCAGGGTCAAGGTCGAGCATCTCGAGATCACCGAGCTTCTTCAGCTTGGCATCATCGACTCCATCGACAGCTTCAGCAAGAAGCTTCTCCCGGCAGTCCAGGACGCCGCGAGCTCCGGCAAGAGTCAGGAAGAGATCGTCGGCGAGAACGTCGTGAAGGATATCGATCAGTTCGGCGACGTTCTCAAAGTGGTCGACAAGGTGGTGGCTCGGGCAATCGTGGAGCCCAAGGTTCACGTCGCGCCGAAGTCGAAGAAGGGCAAGAATCCGGAGCTCGATCCGGACAAGTTCTACGCGCACTTGATCCCTCTCGAGGATCGCATGGCCGTGTTCGAGGCGGTGCTTCCCGACATGTCGGACACGTTTCAGCCTGGCGGAGGATCGTCCGCTGGTGTGGAGAACGTGGAGAATGGCGAAGGGGTATCGGGTTCGCCCGAGTGAACTCCTGGGGATCGGTGATCCCCGAAAGGCATTCTTCGTTGACAGAGGAATATGGTTGTTCTGTAGCAACATCGAATCTCAGATGGACGAAAGGTCTGAGAAAGCGAAGGGCAACCGAGCGGGTGCGATAAGATACCAGGTGCTGATGGAGCATCTGTATCCAGACAACCCGGAAAAGAGATTCCGGAATCCAGTGGTTTCCTCCAGCAAGGCTGAGCCTGCTATCGGCGGCGAATCGTTCTTCGAGAAGAACGCAGGCAAGCGTAGGAGAAACTGATGACTGACTACGATCTCGGCAAGGCTTACGGCAAGATCGAGATTGAGTCTGACGTCGACACGGACCGGGCATCGCAGGGTTTGGACGACGTAGGGCGCTCCGCCGAAAAGGCGGAGCGCTCTCTTTCGGGCACTGAACGAGAGCTGGGGAAGCTCGAGGCGTCGCTGATCGCCGCCCAGAATCGGCTGAACGCTTTCTCTGACAGCGTGTCTCGTTCTACCCGCCGTCTTGGAGAGCTTTCTGCCGCCGCCGCTCTGGCCGGAGCCTCAATGGCAGGGCTCGGAGACAACACGAACGAGATCGGTCGAAATCTTGCCCAGCTCGGCCTTCGAGTTGTTACTCTGAAGAAGAACCTCAACGACCTCGGCACTGTCTCGGGCCGATTCTCTCTTGCATCTGGCCTCATTGGGAACGCGATCATGAAGATGACCGGCGTGTCCAAGGAGCTCGAGGCGATGCCGAAGTGGGCTAAGCGTATCACTTCGGTCTCGGCGGCGATGACGGCGGCTGGAACGGCCATAGGCTTCTTGACGGCGAGCAGCTCCGGCGCTCGAATTGCTATTGGGGGGCTCGCAGCTCAGCTGTCTGGGAAATTGGTTCCGTGGATCAACTACGGAAACATCGCTTCTCGAAAGTTCCATCACACGACGGACCTGCTGAAAAGCACGATGGAGAAGGCTTCGGCCGCTGCCAAGACGTACTCTGGGGTTCTTCGAGACGCGGAGGCGGCGTTCCGGGGATTTTCTCGTGGAATCGTCGGCGTTGCCTTCCTGAAGTCAGGACTCAAAGACCTCAAGAAGGTTAAGGACCTCGTCGTCAATCTGACGAAGGCGATCGGCCCACTACCACTCGCGGTAGCAGCTCTTGGAGCCGCGTCATTCCAGTTCCTTCCCGCCATCGCCTCCGGATTCCTCAACGTCTGGACAGCGGTGAAGCAGCTGTCCGGAGCTTTGCTGATCCTCCCGGGAGCTCTGGCCTCTGTCGGTGCTATCGGCGCAACGGCTTTCGTTGCGATCAAGGGAATCTCTCAGGCTTTCAAGGCTGGATTCGGCGACGCCGAAGACTTCGCAGACGCGATTAACGGTCTGTCGCCGAAAATGAAGGACTTCGCCGGAAGCCTTCAAGACGTCAAGAAGGAGTACGAGGGGTTCTCCTCCGAGATCGCCGAGACGGCCTTCTCGGCTCTTATGGAGAACTTCAAGAAGATCGCGATAGACTACCTACCGATCCTTGATTTCGGGATGCAGCGCGTCGCTACGGGACTCAATCTGGCGGGAGAAAGCCTCTCTCGATTCCTCAGTCGTAAAGACACGATGCGCGATTTCGGAATCCTGTTCATGGCGGCTGGGAAGACAGCCGGGAATCTAGGAACGGCTCTAGAGCCGGCTCTCGATGCCCTGAGGAACATCGGAACCGTTGGTGCGCTGTCATTCGCTAACCTCACCACCGGACTGATCCGGTACTCTGTTCTGTTTGATCTGTGGTCTCGCAGAGTTCGCGCCGATGGATCTCTCAACGAGTGGATAGACCGTGGCGTCCAGGGATTCCGAGACCTCGGAAACTCGATCAAGGACTTCTCTGCCGGGTTCGGTGCTCTTCTTCGTACGCTTGGTGGAAGCTCTGCGCCGAAGTCTCTTGAGTCTATGGCCGACGCCGCCAAGCGGTTCAGGGCGTCTATGGAGAAAGCGTCTACGGGGAAGCTGAGCGACACGTTCAGCACTTTGGTGAAGATGTCTCAGTCCTTCGGAGACCATCTGGTAGCAATCGGAAAGTCTCTCAAGGAGGCTTTCGAAGCGGCGCTTCCGACCATCCAGGCTTTCTCTTCTGCCGTTGGTGGAAGAATGGTCTCTACGATCGAGCAGGTCGCTTCGGCATTCTCCTCGGTCATGCAGTTCTTGAGCCCCCTCACTTCTGGATTTGGCGAGATCATTGGGTATCTCGTTGGATCCGCAGCGGCGTTCAAGATTTTGCTCTTTGCTGTTAAGCCTCTTATCACGGTCTTCAAGCTCCTTGCGGGCTCTGCGATGATG